CGGCGGAATTCGTTCAGGTCGTCCTGGGTGCGGAAGTTCGCCATGCTGGCCGGGAACGCGGCACGCAGTTGGTTGAACAGCCCGTTGAACACTTGAGCCACCTGCTCGACCGGTGCGCGTTCCTGATACTGCTCTGGCAGGTTATGGGCCATGCGGCTCATCTGCTCGCGGTCGTGGTTACGCATCTGCTCTGCAAGAGATTTCATCGAATCACCTCATAGGCCCAGTCAGTGTTGTTGAAGTCCAGATCCGGCTTAGCTGCGCGCTGCTCGCCTCCAGAATTACGCTGCATTGTCAGCTTGTCCCACTGCTTACGCAGGCTTTCCGGGCTCAGGATGTTGGTCTGCCAGAAGTGGTGTTTGCTTGCCCAGTCATACAGCGCGCAGATGTCCTGGTGCGACCGGTTGTCTATCTGGCGCATCAGGCGAACGGTGTTAGACCAGGAGGTCATGTCCGGGGCTTTGCAGGTTGGGTTAATCAGCTTCACCCTGGAGGAAATCCACTTAGCGATCTCGAGGTCTTCAGCCGATCCCCACTTCGCACCGGATGGGGTGTAAACCGCAGCTTCTGGATGAGCTGATAAAAATTTCTTCAGGCGTGCGTCAGAGGATTCGTCAGAATTCTCGGACGAAGATCTTTTAATGTTTTTAATGTTGTTATTACATTGTTGTTCATGATTCTCGGTGAAACGCTCGGGTAAATGCGCTCCGTTATGCGCGGCATAACCTTCCGAAGCCGCGCCATTACTGGGTTCGCCATGCTCGGCATTAAGCGCGGAGATACGCGCGGTGATACGCTCGGGTAAATCGTCCATTTTTTGAGCATATTCAGCGTAATTTGTGATGGTTATCACAGAGCCCTTTCGCTTCTCTCCGGAGCGAGAAATCATCCCTTCACGCTCGAAAACATCAAGCATCCTGTCTACGGCGTGGCGACTGCATGGCTTCCCTTCCCTGTCGCATAAATTCAGCCCGAGATCGGCTGAGGTGGTGACCAGTTGTCCGGTTTGCAGCGGCCATTGGCGCCCTTTGAAGTTTGCTGTATATGGCTGGCGAGCAGCACACAGCAGCAGGTTTTCCCACAGCGTGCGCAGGAAGACGTCCTTCGACCAGGTTTGCTTAAGAACACTCCGGTACAACGGGATGAATCCGGTTTTCTGGTTCTCCATCCGGTTGCTCCTGGCGGCGGAATGCGCCGCGAAATTTGCGTAAGCGACGTTCGACACAGTTAAACCTCCTGCGCCTGGCGTTTTGGATTAGCGTTTGTCATAATGACCTCGCAATTGACTAGCGTTTGTTGCACCAGAAAGTCGGCTCTGTTCGCGCAGACCGGCTTTCGCCATTTCTGTAGTTCTCACATAACCCCCAACATCGACGTGACCATCGTCATCAGCGGGCCTACCTGCTCCGGCATGAGGCGGAACAGCGACGCTATACCCTCGCTTACCTCTTTCAGCTTCTGGTGCTCTGGAGCGTCCAGCAGCACAGCCTGCTTAGCCTCGGCACACTCTTTCATCGCAGAGGCGATCAGCGACATCGTGTCGTTCTGTGGCGCCAGGCGGTTGCGAAATTCCAGTGGAAGTACCGCCATGATTGCGGGCGTCAACTGGCGCACGTTCTCGCGGTACTGCTCAGAGTCGAAACGGTTATCCAGAAAGCGAAACAGTTTCTGGCGCGCCCGGCTGATGTCTTCCGGAAAGCTGATGGCGGTCCCGCCCTGCTCCCGGTATTCGTTGATGATCAGCGCCGAAACGACGTCCTGATTGTCCAGCGCCGACGACCATGCACGGACCGCATCGCGGATCTTTTCGTGGCCTGGCGCCGCTTTAGGTTGAGCGCGGTTTATCATCGCTCCCGGGTGTATTCCGGTATTGTGTTGATACGCAAGTGAATGCATTGCTTTCCCTTTCGTGGTTAGGCCGCAGTATCACGCGGCGATGTGAATACCAGGCTTTCTTTGAGGACCGGAGCCTGGCGGTGAAAATTCTTCGTGCCTTTCTCGATAGCCGATGCCATTTCTGGAGATGCCCGGCGATTTCCGTAGGCAATCTGGTCCAGGTAACCTGGCGTCGTGTTAGCCAACTTTGCGAGCTGCGCCCATTCGTCGGTAGTGGCGGCCTTGCGCCAGCGGTGTAGTTCAGTGCTCATTGGTGTCTCCGGGTGAGTCGTTTGATTTGGAGTTTAGCGTTATGCTAAATACTACGCAAGCATCATTTAGCAATTTGCACATTTATCATTTTGCTAAAAGCAGTAACAATGCAGGTATGGAAAATAAAGAAATCAGAAAAGCCAACCTGGAAGCGCTGTACGACAAGCGTCAGCACGAGTCTGGAATGACCAAGGCGCAGTTCGCCGAGCTCATCGAGACAAGTCCTGCTGCGCTTAGCCAGCTACTGGGACCAAACCCTCATCGCAATATCGGCGATAAGATGGCTCGCAAAATTGAAACTGCGCTTAATCTGCCTTTTGGCTGGATGGATGTTTTGCACGCCAGTGAAGAACCCTCGAACGTTGCATTTCGAGGGCTGAACGAGACAAAAGGAAGTTATCCTGTAATCAGCTGGGTAAGCGCGGGGCAATGGATGGAAGCTGTAGAACCTTATCACCGAAGAGCGATAGATCGCTGGTATGACACGACTGTTGACTGCTCAGAAGATTCATTCTGGCTGGACGTTAAAGGGGATTCTATGACCTCCCCAGCCGGACTGAGCATACCAGAGGGAGCAGCGATACTTGTTGATCCTGAAGTCGAACCGCGCAACGGGAAGCTGGTTGTCGCAAAGCTGGAAGGCGATAACGAAGCGACATTTAAGAAGCTTGTAATCGATGCCGGCAGACGCTTCCTTAAGCCACTTAACCCCGCATATCCAATGCTAGAGGTTAATGGAAACTGCAAAATTATCGGCGTTGTGGTTGATGCCAAAATACTAAACATCCCATAACCTCACACAAACCCCTCAAGCCCGCCATCGTGCGGGCTTTTTTACGTCCTTAATTCCTGCCATGTAAATTTTTAATCTCTTATTAATCAATACGCTAAATAAAACCACTCAATAATTTAGCATTTTGCTATTGCGCATAATTTAGCATCACGCTAAATTTACCCCATCGAAACGAAACATCGACAGCTGAGCGAAGTTAGCCAGCGGCGAAGTGGAGGTTCGGTCAGTCGAACGGCGCGACAGTAAACCATGCGTCGGACGCCCGGCGGGCTCAGGGAGAGCGGCAATGGTGCGTAACTGGAATGTTTTGTAGTGGGGTGTGGCTGGGCCTGCATGGACTGATCACCCATGAAAACTTCGGTTCGAATCCGGAGCACTCCACCACAAAGCATTTCTCCCGCATCAGCGGGTAACGACAGAGGGTAAGGATATGGAGCAATTTGCAAAAGTATTTGAATCGCACGACCGGCAAATACTGGTGAAAAAAGGTGAGGATAGCGACGGTGATCCTGCGCTGTGTATATCAACGATGATCTCTGGTTTAGAAATGAGCATCAACGTCAACTTTTCAGATGATGGAGATAGCTTAAATAAGGCGTTTGACTCATTCACCCAAGATCAGGCTGACTTCTTCGCCAAAAAACTTGAAGGACAAACATCACCATTTGAAGCGCTTAAATTGCTAATGAGTTCTGAAGATGAATAGACCCGCTCCGGCGGGTTTTTTATCGGCCATACATAGGCAGATTTTCGAGTCTGCCCATTTATGACAACCGGCGGCCATCCACCGCCCATTGAAACACTGAATAAATGCGTTGAAGTCTTGTATTAACCGTTCGGCGGCGCGGCCTTAAGCGCGGAGATGATTATGAAAAGTAATTTTGCATGGGGAACCTTCAAATTCCCTCAGGTTGGGCAAGAAGTTAATTTCTGGATTGATGAGGACTCTCGCTATGCGCAGGGAGTTGTTGTGTATTCAGGTGATAAGGGCGCCACGGTTGATATTGGCTATCTGGCTTCATCTGGAGAGCCTGGTGACTTCTCGCCAATTACTGAAGAAGACCGTAAGAAATACGCCTTCATCAACGCTCTGCATTACGATCCATGCGTGATTGGTGAGCATCGCTTGTTTAAGAGCACTGCTGAAGCGCTGTATGACGCAATAAAGGCGGGAAAGGTCCCTGGTGTAAAGCTGGAGGCATCATGACAGTCACCCACAACGGCAAGCAGTACACCGCCAAAAAGCTCAACGATAACGAGTGGCAGCTGACATCGGTGTCGGCACCGCGTGAAAAGCTGGTGCTTAACCGCTGGCAGATGCATATCGCTGGCCTCCTGAAACAGGTTGAGGTGAAGGCATGATTGGAATGCACTACGGCACCGCATCAGTGCCACGTAGCGAGGTTTTACCGGGCACAATGCTGCAACACCACGGTAAAACTTATCGCGCCTCTGCGAACGTTGAGAAAGGCCTGTACGCCTTCAACATCTTCGAAAAAACCATCATCAAAAGTGACTCCGTTGTTGTTCTGCTGAATGAGCGCGGCGAGCCGATGGTTCACTGATACCAACCACCCTATTCAACCGATCGGCCTGGCTCAATGCGGGCTGGATCTGCACATCCAAATTTCAGGAGAAACCATGAGCGAAGTAACGGACTTAGTCGTCATTGAGAAA